GCCGCGAACAGCTCCAGCGTCTCAGCGTTCTGGTTCAGTCCCGCAAGGTCCACCGTTATGAGGTGCGCGGGGTCCACTCTATACAGTTCCATCTATTCTACCTCCTGCCATGTGAGACCGGCCCATATGTCCCAGGTCTCGTCCTTTGCCAATACCAATGATACACCCGAAACCGCCACGCGGTCGAGTGCCCCTTCCGCAAAATCCACACCATCATCATCACGCCGGACCACGGTCACGCTGACCGGCTCCGCGTCGGTGGTGCGGTCCACGCCCTGCACGACCTCGAACACGAGATACCCCGTCCCCGCGTCGAACTCGAGGCGGAGCCGATAGCCCAGGTCCTGCGGGGCCAGTATGCGCGAAAGCTCGTCACTCAGCCTCGCGTAGCGCGTCTGGTCGGTGATCACGTCCCCCAGCCCCCGGTATCCCCCCAGCACGATGGGGTATTGCTTGCGCGACCCCTCCACAGGGTTGACCACATTCGCGTCCACCCAGGAGCGCGCCACCTGCTCCCTCGTGCCGGTTCTGACGTCGTGGGAGTCCCCGTCGGGCGGTACGGTCACATAGTCGGCCAGCAGCGTCTCGATGCCGGGTGCCGTGACCGTGAGCGTCACCACTCCCGCGACCATTTCCTCCTCCAACTTCTCGACGATGTACGCCTTGTGGTACTCCCGGTCGAAGAGGAGCACGTCGTCCCGGGCGATGGTGGCCGCGTTGGGTATGTCGGCGCTCACCACCAGCGTCAGCCGCCCTATCCCGTTCCACGCACGCTCCACCACTGCGGAGGTGTATCCGCGTATGGCGGCCTTGTAGGTGAATGAGGGAAATGAAAGTACATTGAGCGTCTTCATGCCTTACACCCCCACATACCGCTGACGGTAGGAAAGGCTTGCCGCACTCGCCTGAACGCCTGACTCGGTGACCTTGATGACATTGACACCAAGGGCCAGCTGGAAGAAGGTCGTCGCCGCTATGTCAATGTATTGGAAGGCCGTCTCGGTGAAACCACCCTCGATGTCCTCGAAGGTGACGTCGATGTCGGTGATACCGGTTCGGATCGTCAAGCGCTCCCCCGCTATGAGATCCAGCTTCACCACGATCTCCTCCCCCTTGGTCACATTCTCTACCACGAGAGGGGCTGTCACAGGGCCGTCGATGACCACCGTGATGGGTGTCTCCACGTCCCCTCCGTTGACCACCAGCACACCCTCGCTGTTCTCATAGTCGAAGGCGAAGCCCTCGGTTATGTCCAAGGGGAAGCTGAGGGATAGGCCGGAGCCGCCGATGTCCACCTCAGTGTCCTGGCCGTCCGAGTACAGCGGGTCGAAGGCCTCGAAGATCGTCTGTGTTATCTGGACGCGCTTGGCCCGGTTCCCCCCGTCGGGGAGTGTCGGCAGCTGCCGCACCTTCACCTTGTCGAGCGAGCGCCTCATGCCCCCCACCTCATACACGAGCCGGCCCAGCCCGAGCTTCGGATTGAGCACGGCGTTCAGGTTGCGCAGATGCCCGTTGACGTCGTCGCCTATCACGGCAAGCCTGACGGTCAGTACACGCGACAGGAAATACGAATCACCCACCGGTGTGTTGCCGTCCTGGTACGGGCTGGTGACCGTCTGCTGCACAGCCTCCACCCCGCCCAGGTCATCCACGGACAGCCAGCGGTATGTGCTCTCCGCGGAGAACTCCACAGAGGCCCCGCGCGCGTTGTAAAAAGTGAGTCTGTCCATGTACCCTCCTATACCACGAGCTGCTTCTCAAGAACCCGCAGCTCCCGCATTGCCTCAGCCGGTGATGTAACGTTCAGTGTCACATAGAGCACCTGCGAAGGCTTGTCATCCTCTTCCGTCACCGTCTCGGTGGTGGGGCCGGATACCGGGGTGGGCTCCTGGTAGTCGAAACCGGGCGCCCCCATCTCCACGCTCTCCATGCTTATGCGGCCGAGCCTCCCTATGTTGACTCCGGGTATCTTGTTGAGCTGGCGGATAAGACCGTTGATGCCGTCGATCAAGGCATTGATCACGCCGACGATCTTGTCCACCACCCACGCGATGCCCTCCCCCAGGGCCTCTATGACCGGTAGGAGCCACTTGCCGAGCGTGGAGCCCAGCTGGTACATCAGCCCGAGCAGCGGCTTGAGCGCGGAGTCTATGGCCGGCCCGAGCACGTCCATGACCCCATTGAGGATCAGCTGGAGCGGGCTAAGCACTGCACTGAGCGAGGCAAGGCCGCCTGTTGAGACCCCGAGAACCGATGAGAGGCCCTGCAGTCTCTCCCGCATCTTGTCGAGGGCGCTTGCGGCCCCCTCCGCGCTGTCCGAGAGCCCCGAGTCAGAGCCACCGGAACCGCCGGAGCCCGTCCTCGCCAGGGCTGAGGCGATGCCCGCGGCCAGCCGGTCATATACCGCCGCGTTGAGCGGCAGCACAGCCTCGTCGTCAGCACCCTCACCGATGATCGCGGCGGTGGCTCCGGTGGCAAGGCCACCCTCGGCCAGCATGGGCACCTTCGGGATGTTGTAGCCGATGCTCCTCCCCCCGATCCCCGGTACCCACTTGGGCACATCGAAGCTGATCTCGTTGAGACCGTCTATCACAAAGTTTATGCCTGTGATTATCGCATTGAGAAAACCTTTGATCACGTCCGCTACGCCGCCGAATACCCCCTCGAGGAAATCCCCGATGCCGCCGAACGCGCCCTTGACGCCCTCCGCCACGGTCTCGGCTGTGGTCCTGATGCCTTCCCACAGGGTGCCCGCGAAGGCGCTGACATCCTCCCAGTTCTTGTACAAAAGGACCCCCGCGGCCACGATGGCCCCGATGGCGATTCCTACCGGACCCAGGGTGGCGGGCATGGCGCTGAACATGGGCCCGAGGATGTTCAGGGCGGCGCTGATCTTGCCGAACGTGCTCACGATGGAGCCGGCCGCGATCAGCAGCGGGCCTATGGCCGCGACCACAAGGCCCACCTTGACGATGGCCTCCTGCAGACCAGGGTCCAGGTTGCCGAAGGCCGTCACCCAGGAGTTGATCTTCTCGACCACCTTGGTGATGACCGGCATGAGGATGTCCCCCAGCTGGATCGCTACACCCTCCAGGGCGCTCTTGAGCTTGGTGAGCTGGCCACCCAGGTTGTCCTGCATGGTCTCGGCCATCTCCTTGGCGGTGCCGGTGTACTCGGTTGTTGCCTCGCGCAGCTTGTCGTAATCAGCAGGCGCCGCGTTGATGATGGCGAGCATGCCGCTCATGGCCTCACGGCCGAAGATGTCGGCGGCGTACTGGGCCTGCTGTGCCTCGGTGAGTCCGTCGAACTTCTCACGCAGCTGGAGCATGACACCCTCCAGCGAGAGCATGTTGCCCTCGTTGTCGGTCATGCTGATGCCCAGCGTATCCATGGCCTCGGCGGCCTTGTCGGATGGGGAGACCATCGAAGAGAAGGCCGCGCGCATGGCCGTACCAGCCTGGCTCCCCTTGATGCCTGCGTTCGCCATCAGGCCGACCGCAAGGGCCGTGTCCTCTATGGAGAAGCCCAGGGTACCCGCCAATGGCGCAACATATTTGAAAGTCTCGCCCATGAGGGCGACGTTGGTATTCGAATTGCTTGATGCGCTCGCCAGTACATCGGCGAAACGCGTGGCCTGGTCGGCGCTCAGGCCGAAGGCCGTCATCGCGTCGGTCACGATGTCCGACACGAGCCCGAGTTCCTCACCGCTGGCCGCGGCAAGGTCCAGCACGCCCGGCAACGCCGACATGATCTGCTGGGTATCCCAGCCGGCCATCGCCATGTACTGCATGCCCTCGGCGGCCTCGGACGCGCTGAACTTCGTCGTCGCGCCGAGGTCCTGGGCAAGCTGCCTCAGCTGGGAGAACTCCTCCGCCGTCGCGCCGCTGATGGCCTGTACCTTGCTCATGGCGCCGTCGAAGTCGCTGGCCGTCTTTACGGCCGCCGCCCCTATGCCGAGAACCGGCACGGTAACGGCCGTGGTGAGCGCCTTGCCGGTGCCGGTGAGCTTCTTGGCGATCGTCTCGGTGTCCCTCGTCATGCGCTTCATCGCCTTGTCGAAGTCCCGGATGTCCGCCCCTATCTTTACCAGCAATGCCATTGTGGTCCTCCCGTCGTCAGCCGAAGATGGCCTTCAGCTCGGCCATCCTCCGGCGCTTCTCGTCAACGCCTATGGTTCCTGTGGCCCCCGCTTCCTTGTCGGAGCCGAAGACCTTCTTGTTCTTCCCCTTGCGGGCGTTGACGTAACCCACCCGGACCGCGGCGGCCACGAGCTCGATGTCCGCCCTGCGCCGGTTGATCCGGCCGTCACACACGAGCCGGAGCTCGCGCGGGGTCATCTCGTAGCAGTCACGCCACGGGATGCCCAGCACGCCGGCCGCGACCCTGAACAGGTCGTCGGGGGTGGTGGGCCCCCCTACTCTTTTTTTCCGTCGTCGTCCGGGAAGGCCAGCTTGATGGCCTCGGTGAGCTTCTCACCCAGGTATTCCATCCCGTGTGTGTCTACGACCTCGTCGATGATGTCACCCGCCTTGGAGAGCGAGATCGCCTTGAAGTCCCATTTGAGCCCTGCGTACACGAGCACGCGCAACTCCTTGAGCCCCAGGTCGGAACCCAGCGAGTTCACGGGCCTGCCCAGGAGTTCCTGGGCTTCCACAAGTGCGTTGGTCCCGAACCGTAGGGTCCGGGGTGTCTCGAGTTCCAGTGTTACACCTTGTCTCATGCGTCATCCCTCCTTAGGCTGCCGGGGTCTTGGTCAGTGCGCCGTCACCCAGGAGCGAAACGCTGTACGTGGCTGCGTCATCATAAGGTGCGTCGACAGGGAAGCTCGTAATGAGCGCGCTGCCGCCATATTTGTGCCCTGCTGGAGTGGAAATCTCCACGGTCACCTTGTCCCCGTTGTTGTACGCTGTCTCCAGTGCGAGGTAGGCGGCGTCGTCCTCCACCACCAAGCCGTCCGAGTCGATGCTCCAGTTCTTGAAGCTCGCCTCATTCTGTCTCCACAGATCGGGGGAGTCCTTGGCGGTCACATCGATGGTGTCCGCGTCACGGTTGAGTGTCGCCCTTCTCTGTCCCGCCAGGATGTCGGTCCCGATCTTGATCACAAAGTCAATGCCCATTGCCCTAGCCATGGTTGTCCTCCTATTCCTCCACCCGATATACGAGTGTTATCGTTCCCCGTACAAGATCGGGGGTCTCGTGCATTACCTGCATCCGTTGTACACGATGCAGGCGGAACCTGCGGCCCTCTGCGGTGAGGTCCTTTGCAAGGTCCGCCTCCAGCCTGCCTACGATGAACTTCACACGGCGCTTCTTGGTGCCGTCCGCCCATACGTGCACGGTCTCGGTTATTTCCCCACCCTTGGTGAGCTTGTCGTCCCATGGGATCATGTCGCTGTCGCCGATCACCAGGTACGGGCTCGGTACGTCCTCAGGCACGAAGTCATATGTCTCCTCGGTGATGAGCGGGTCCGCCTTGATCGCGGCGTACATTGCGCCCTGAAGGTCATATTGAAACATTCTTGTTCACCAGCCTTGTCATCTCCGCCATGTATTGCGGTTCGTTCTTCTTCTCCGCGGGTCCCATGAACGGCTGTGCCTTCACGCGCCCCGTGAACCTTCCCGTTGTCTTCTGCGTCCTGGGGGCCGTCCCATATTCCACCAGGTGCCTGTGGCTTCCCTTCCACCCCCTCGGGTAGACCGTGGCCGCCGGGCTCGCGTTCTTGTTGAAATACCTCGCCTTGATCGCGTCCCTGAGGTTGCCCGTCTCCCCGACCGGTGCGGCCGCCTTGGCGTCCTTGGTGACGCTCCTAGCGTACCGCCTGACGATCTTGTCGGCGTCCTTGTAGAACTGCACACTGTGCTTGGCGAGCTTGTCAACGGTCTCCTGGAGGCCCTCTACGCTGAAATCAGTCATTGCTTGGCCTCCTCGGTCATGATCTCCATCCAGTCATGGCCCTCGTTCACGTCTATGACGCTGATGATGTCCAGCCTGCGGCCAGCGTAATTGATGGTCATGTCCGGGGTGATGCCTTCCACATACCGTGTCGTCACCCGATGCGTGACATTCGCCCGCGCCTGCTGCGCCTCGAAGTACGTCCGGCCCCTCAGCGGCTCAACGCGCGCCCACCTCGTGCATACCTGTTCCCACCCGGAGGTGGGCCAGTCGTCCAGGAACCCCCCGGCGTCGTCACGCTCCTTGCCGAAGCGGAGGATCGTCACACGCTTGTCAAGTTCGCCCGGGTCCACATAATAACTGCCCATCACGCACCCCCTGTCACGTCGACAACCCGAACAGGTCGTTCCAGGTTAGGTCCTCATCCGGCTCAGGGATCTGCGGGTAGCAGAAGGAGAGCTGGGAGAGAATCATGTCCACGACCTGCCTTGTCTTGTCACTCAATCTGTCGGACTTGTAACCGCCGGAGGAGCTCATGCCCCTCTTGTCGTACAGGTCCTGGATGATGAAGAAACAGGCGGTCTTCGCCAGGGCGTTGGTCCCGTCGTAGGATATCCCGGTCAGGTTGTACAACATGGCCCCGGCCGTGTCGATGAGCGTGTTGAGCTCGGCGTCACGCGATGCGTCGTCCGCCTCGATCTTGAGCCTCGTCTTCACTTCTGCCAGTGTCACTGCTGCCATAGCGCCCTCCCTTCAATGCGAGTGCCCGGAGGCCCGAAGGCCCCCGGATCACGTTGTCAGTCATCAGACTGCGGCTGCCTCGGTCATCTTGATGAAAGCGTCGGCCATGGCAATGTCGCAGTCGAACATCGCGGTACCGCGGAAGTCGATGCTGTTGCTCAGGAAGCCGCTCTCCACAGAGGACTCGACGGTCACGTCCTGGGCCAGGTTTCCCACCACCTTGCGGAAGTCGCCGAGGAACATGGTCTTGGCGTCCACCTTGTCGGAGATGAGGACCTCGAAGCCCATCAGGCGCATGGTCAGCCCGTTCACCATGTCACGCACAAGGATCGGCTGCTTACTGTCGTCCTTGATCTTGGCAAGGTAGCTGTACAGGAAGGTCTTGCTGGTCAGGAACTTGGCGTTGCCGTCGTACCTGGCAGGCAGCAGGGCGATCATGTCGACCACGTTGTCGAAGGTCGGAGCGCCGGCGTTGGTGAACTCGATGGAGGTCGATCCCGCGGTCCAGGTGCGGGCATAGGCGACGCCCTTGGGATCGCCGTCCCCGTCACCGTTGATGATCGCGTTCTCGATCTGCACGGCGATGTCCTCGGCCAGCATGTCAACAAGCCATGCCTCGAAGGCGTTGATAGCCATGGTCTG